ACCAGTCACCTTTAGTATAAGCATTAGATGCTCCAGATATCTCAGTCCAAGCAGCTTCATTTGTACCAGACCCGTCATATTCAAAACCAACCTTTGCAGACCAGTACTCTGTAGTAAGAGCATTTTTGATCAACATGTCAAGTATTTCAAGATCGATTTCCATCGAAATATATTCACTTAACATAGAAGTCAATTCTGCTTCTGCGTCGATTGAATGATATGCATTGAGGTCCTGAGCGAATTCAGGCGTCCAGATAGCTTTCAATTTACGAGTCTTAGCGACAATCGCTTCAGATCGTAATGAAACATCAACTTCTGGAATACCCACAGTCGATTCTGAATCACCAGCGGAAGCTTCAAAGTCTCCTCTAGTAATATCGGTCGGTGCTTTATGGTATTCAACCTGTACTGTACCACCAGACAACGTAGTCCCAAGAACATAAAATGTTACGTCATTATTACTAATAGTAGTATGAGCGGGATAATACGCTGTAATGTGATCACCATCTGAAGAGGAAGGTTTAAATGCCCTCACGCCTTCACTGTCTTGGTCACCACCCAAACGAATTACAATCTTACGTAATTTACTTGGACTGGATGCTGCGACAGATGCTGAAAGTGCCGGATCAAAACTCACTTCGTCCCAAGTAGCTGGACCATCAGAATGTCCTGTTGCGCCATACGCTAATGAACCAGATGTTGCTTCATTAATCGTATAGCCAAAACGACCTGCGCCGTAAAGACCCCCGGAAGGATCTCCTGCTACATTGGTTGTACCATGAATTTGATCACCAACAGCAAAACCTGGTTGTGCTGTGCCATATTTAAACTCTAAGAAGAATACTAGTCCAGAAGGAAGATTCATCGGTTGAACGCTGACAAAATCCTTTGCTGCAATTTCACCAAAGACCTTACGGACTAAGGGAAGTGCAACTCCTGACCACTCTTCAGAATTTGCAGACGTACCAGTTTTTGATGCTTCATCAATTAACTGACGCGCTTGATTTTCTAAAAGAACAGCCATTCCTGACGCTTCATATTCATTATCGATACCATCCAAAAGACCAGTTTTCTTCCACTTGCGTTTAAGACCCTTGGCAACTTCTAGTTGGTCACGATACGGATTATATTCATCCATCATCTTAGAGATCGCTTTATGTGCATTTGCTTTTTTAGCCATGATTATTCTCCAATAATGTGTTTAAAATTACTTAATTCCAGCTAACTTTCTAAAACGATTAGCTAACTCTTGACCTTCTGTAATCACCCGTCTTGTGGGTTTTGTTGATGCAGTAGGTCTACTAGCTACGCTTTCAGTCATTCTACGCCTTTTCCCGGGTATAGAACCAAAGGATTCAGCCATTGTTGTAAATACAAGTTTGACTTCCCTAAGATTCTTAGCCCTATCAAAGGTTTCGATAACTCTAAGTTTCTGGCTTTCTTTAAGTGAATGTGCTCTAAATAGCTTATTTGTATAAAGTAATTTAGCATTTAGCAAGTTCACTTCGTGCAATTTGCTTGACAAGTATCTTACTACTTTTCTATGTTCAGCAAGATCTGCATTAACTTTTGCAAGTTTAGCTTTTGCGGACTCTTCTTCGACTTCTTCGTCTTCGTCAGCCTCTTCATCTTCCATCTCATCTTCAAGTTCTTTGATGATGGATTCGAGATCTAGTGGCTCTTCATCCTCTTCAGCTTCCTCACCATCTTCTTGCTCATCTAGGTCGTCAACAACTTCGTCGTCTTCGTTTTCTGCACCAGGTGCGGCGGAAGAATCATCAGTTTCATCTTTTTCTTCATCATCGCCTTCAACTGGTTTAACAACGTCGTCATCTTCACCTATATCAGAAGAATCAGACTGTTCTTCAACAGGTTCCTCATCTTCTTCAGCATCTGCTTCAAGTTCGCGGATTATTGCTTCAAGATCAAGTTCGTCATCTTCATACGCTTCTTCATCTTCTTCAGCTGGAACTTCATCTTCATCAAGATCTTCATCTTCGTCGGCTTCTTCGCCTTCGCCCATTGGGGATGTGTCTTCCATTGGCTCTTCCATGTCGTCATTTTCTTCAACTTCGTCTTCAGACATTCCGTCTTCTACGTCGTTATCTTCATAAGCTTCGTCGCCAGATTCCTCTGCCGGCAAATCTGAAGTATCTTCAAATGGCTCTTCGGTGTCTGCCTGTTCCTCTAAATCCTCGTCCTCTACTGCTTCAGAGTCGTCAGCATCTTCTTGAGCTAACTTAGCTGAAAGCATTCTTTGCAGTTTCGGTGTGAAAGCCTCTTCAAGTGCTATCTTTGCATTAGCTAAAGCAGTTTCTCGAACAGCTTTTGCGTCAGCAATTGCTTCCTTTAAAAGGTTATCCATTATTTTTCTCCTATAATATTATTTGTCTAGGAATTCTATACTTATTTGGAAGTATAATGTAAATTAATTTATTAACACGTGCACTATATGATGACAGAATTGTCAATAGTGTATTTTATTTATATTATAAATATATGATAAAAGCAAAAAAAGACAAAAAAATAAGCTAATAGGGTCTTTTTAAGAATATATTCCAGAGCCTCTATTGGCTTCTCTAGTTTGTTTTTGAGCTCTAAGTTTACCTAATGCTCGTTTTTCGCGTCTAAGTTTTGATGGCTTCTTATAATATGATCTATCTTGTAACTCTAACATTAACTGGCTATCCTTAACTTTACGTTTAAAACGTCTGATAGCTCCTTCTATGTTATTCTCAACTGTTACTACTAACCCGGGGGGGTCATTGTACTTGACTTTTTTTCTATAACCTGTTTTCATAATTGATATCCTATTTACTACCTAATTCTTTTTTTAACTGTACAGCTGCTTCATCCTGTTTTCCAGTAGTATAATACCTACCAAGAACGTTTCCAATTTCTTCGTACACTGATTCTAATCTTTGCTGTAATGTATGCATTTCGTTTGATGTTTTCTGAAATGTTTTATTGGCTTCTTTAAGAGTTTTCATATTCCTTTTAACTGTGACTTTATCAAACCAATTTTCTGTTTCATGCATTGTAAAAATTTCAGCATCTTCAACCATTCTGTTGACGGCGTCTGCAATTTCTTTTAGTTTATTTTCTCTATATATGGATTTTCCATAACCTTCGTATGTAGAGATAGAAGACAAAAAATTATCTCTATTTGGAAGAGGTACCTTTTTATCTTTGCTATTTTCTTCTAACCATTCTTGTTTAACTAATGTTTTTAGTTTCATTTTTCTATCTCCTAAGTATAAATATAAGGAACATTAATTTTTATTAACCCATTAATTCCCGAAGTTTTTTCTCATCAAGCTTTACTCCGCCTATGGCGGCTGCTTCACTAGGACTTAAATAATAATGATCTTTTGAAATCGTTGTTGTAGCTGGATTCTCATTAAAACTGTGATAATCTACCATATTATCTTTTAGAGCCTTAGCTAATTTAGTAGCTTTTGCTTTAGTAAAACATTCTCCTAAAACCCAACCACTATTTGTCTGTTTTGTTACTTGCCAAACTTCTATTTCTGCATTTGGCCATCCGGATGATTCATAAATCTTTGTAACTTTGAACCCCTCTTTCTTAGCTGCAGCGTCATAGATTGATTTAACATATGCTAGTGCTTTTTTTGGCATATCTCCAATTTCATTTAATTTTTGTTTGCTTGTATTTACCAGTCCTGCTAGCTTAATCATTACATATCTCCTAATATTTCCATGATTGTGTGTTCAACTTTACACCACTTACCGCATTTGTGTCCAAGCTCTCTTTCTTCTTTACCCTCATTCACTGGTTTCATAAATGCACCGTGAGTAGAAGGATTAGAAACAAAATCAAAAGCAATTAATTCAAAATCATCTTGTACTTCTGATCCTCTATTTGTTTCGTTTATTGTTCCTAAACCCCTAGAGGATATTCCTAATCTTATTCCATTTATAAATAGTTCTTTTAATATATTACCAGACGGCGTACTTAACACTTCAACTGTTCCAACTAAATCGTCACCATCCCAATGCATTTCTGTCACATTATGAGATACATTAGATAAATTTACAACAGAAGAGTCTGGATGATCTAACTCTCCCAAAGCTCTATTCTCTTTGACTTGTACTTCACTATACTCTTTAGCTTCTCTAGCTAAAATATCTTTTGGATATATTCTACCATTTTGGTTTTTAGTATTGGCTCTTTGTAATACACCAGCAACACTTACTTTCTTATTGTCGGCAATAGCCTCTGCAACAAGAGATGGTTTAACATCAAAAGGAATTACTTCTACTAATAATTGTTTGTTCATTATATACTCCTATGCCCAAGAACTTTTTCTTCTAAACAAATCATAAAATAATTCTGCCATTTCAGCTCTTATTATTTTTTTTAATATTCCAATATCTTTAGACTCTATTGCCTCATTAAACATTGATTCTCTAACCTTCATATTTAAAGCAATATCTCTTAGTTTCATTGCTCTAAAGACATTTGGAAGTTTATTTGGATTAATATGATCATGAAGTTCATCCATCACAACTTCTCTAAACATTCCATAATTAACCATGATGTCTTTCCCAGTCTTTGTGCTGTTTATACCCAGATACTTCAGCTTTAGTTCCTTCTGATCCAGATGCCGCTCCCCAAAATGGAGTTTTAGGTGGACCTAGACCACCATCTAAATTACTAGTCACATTTGCCTCATCAAGCTCTTGTTGTACAAGTTTTCTTATAATTGATCTAAATCTTTTTTCTAGCAGTTTTCGCATTCACATGTTTCCTTTACTTCTTTAAGCAATTGATAATATCTCATCATTCCTAAAACCTGCTTATCCTTAACTGTTGATCCCTTAGATAATCTAGCTATTTGATTAGTTACTTCTGCTAATTTAATTTTTGTAACTTTATCATCAACGTTAGGAATCTCTCTTTTCAATGCTTTATAAACTCTAACTATTTCTCTATTCAAATATTCTCTAAGCTTATTTGTATCTGAAATATTATTAATATATTCTTTAAGCAAACTTTTCTGCTTTCTATTTAAACCATTATATTTGGAATTAAATTTATCTACTAATATTCTATACGAAAGCAGTCTTAAATCTTTATCTTGCTTTTCGTAGATTTCATAAACTCTATTCTTTTTTCTAGCAGCAGCTCTGTTTTTTCTAGTAATATGCTCAATTAAAGTATATTGATTTCGAACAAAGTCTGCTGGAGTTTTACTAGCATTCTCAAATATGCAGTGAATTGCAGCTAAAACTCTATAGTTTGGAATTCTAGACTTAAAGAAATTTGAAGTATTATAATTTGAAAAAACTTCTTTAACCAATTTATATTTTTCTTTTCGTAATTCTTTTATTTTAATTTTACTTCTAGCCTTAACTGCTGCTGTAACAAAGGTTTTTGCTTTTGACTCAGTGTTAAATCTTTCTCTAATTAAATTTTGATACAAAACTAATTCTTTTCCAAGCTGAGTTCTCTTATTGAAATGAGATTTAATTATACCCATTGCTTTTGGGGTACCACTATTGTTTAATGTTTCTGTTGCAATCTGGCGTACTAACAATTCATATAGTATGCCTGTGTTTTTGTACTTAGAATGTTTGGACATGACTAAATATCTCCCTATAAGTTAACAGGTACTTTTTCTCATATATAAATATAATACTATTCAACATTTGGTTCGTCTGATATAAGATTCTTCTCATCTAGAAGGCCCCCTTCATCATTATATGGTGTTTCTAAGGCATTTTTCATAGTTTCTGTTATAATTTCTTTACTTTTATGTTTAGAATACCAATCTCTCATTGGACTTCCATTGTATGTGTGTTTAATGGTCTTATTTCTAGACAAAGATTTGTTTTGTTTAGCACCGATTGGATCTCGACCTCTAGCTCCTCTATCGGTTTTATATTTTGCTCCTTTTTTTGGACGACCTGCACCAGGATGTCCTCCTTTTGGAGCACCTCTATTATCTTGAGCAAATATGCTTACCTTATCATCACTATCATAGCCATCTGGATCTTCCTCACCTCCAGCACCTTGACCCTGCTCTATTTGACCTTCTTGGCCAACCATTGCTAGATCATGTGGTGTACCAAAAGATTGTCCTGTAGTAACGGGGTCGTTACCTTCTGCTTCAATTTGATCGTGTCTAAATTTACGCTTGATATCTTCAATAACTCTTTCTCTCTCTTTTTTTACTTGATCTGTTGACATATTAAATATGTTTCCATAAACCCAATCTTCACTTACCATTTTAAGATCTTTAAGATCAGATGCTAAGCTTTGCTTATTGTTCCATAACTCTATCTTTTCCTGCTCATAAACTATACTTGGATTTGTAAGAGCTAAATCAAAATTTACTAATTCTGCATCTTTATATCCTTGAGCATATAAATGAACTATTGCTATCTTATACAATTCTGACTCGACAATTCTCTGTATTCTTTCTATTGTTCGAGCAAATCTAACATCCTCCTGAGCTAAAGTACTTTTTCCTTCAACTCCCTCTTCGTAACCTAAAAAGGCTTTAGGAATTTTAAGGGCAGCCAACATTTTATTCTTTAAATATTCTATGTCGTCTATAGAATTATTTTCTAATCCTGCTAAATTTTCAATCGATGTACCTGTATCTCCTCCCCTAACAGGTAAATAAAAATCCTCTAACATATTTTGCATATTATATTTTAGATTGTAATCACCAGTAGCTTGGTCGATAAATGGAGTCTTCTTCATCTTACTTATTAATGAATTCATATAAGTATCAACTTCAGCTGGTGGTATATTACCAATATCTATTTTAAAAACCCTTTTCTCTGGAGCTCTCATGATACGATGAAGTAGCATTGCATCTTCCATAAGAACAAGCTGCTTCCATATTTTTCTAGCAGCTTCTATCATGGATTTGCCATAGGGTAAAAAATTTGTGTCACTCAATAATCTGAAGTGGGCGATTTCATAATTCTCATATTCGTGTTTTTGCCCTTCTCCTTCATGAAAAAACATAACTGGACGTTGTACGTCTGTATCAAATTCTTCTACTCTTTCCATTTCATATGGTGAAATAGGATTAACATTTACTATTCCATATTTTTCAGAAATATCCAATTTCATAAAGTGATCACCATATTTTACCAAATTTCTTATCCATGGCCATAAATTAAAATCTATATTCAATATATCATAAAAAAGATTATTCAAAATCTCTTGAATATTGTCATTAGTACTAGTAATTTCTAGTATGTTTCCAAACTCATTTCTTACTGTACACTCATCTGAATATATGTCTAGTGCTGAAGAAAGAATTGGATCTTGATCCATAGCTTCATAGTCATCAAACAAAACCCGTCTAGCAACAGTATAATTTGTTTGTTGTGCGCCTGAGCCATATCCAGATCCTCTATGTAACTTTGCCCATCTATCTACCATATAATTTGATGATAAATTGCCAGAAGACTGAAGTCTGCTTGTATCAGCAACTTTAAGTCGTCTTCCTCCAATATTTCTTACTATTATATTGGTCGAAAATAATCTGCTTAGTCTACCAAATAATGATTTGTCTGCCATGTTTTACCTCGTTTATTTAATTAGCCACTCTAGGCTTTCTTGTTTACCTTGGACATCCCATTTCCAAGAATTTTCTTCTTCAATATTTCTATATTCTGAACCTTGATTTCCAGTTGAAACTTTTTCTAATGCTATTCTTTGCAAAGCCATTCCTTCTTGTCTAAGTCTAAAAGCTGTATCTCTTACCCATAAACCAATACAATATGCCATAACTAAATCATCGTTGTATCCTCTTTGAGCTTCAGCCCTTTGACCATTCCAAATAAACACAAACAGCTCATCTATTAGTCTCTTTGATCTGGCTAATACTGACTTCTCTCTAAAATAAGTATCTAATTTAGATATAATTAATGGCCTTGTTTTTGATGAAGTAGTAAAACCAGGTACTAACTTGTCTTTAGACTTTAAGTCATACCCTTTTCTCAACTGAATTTCAGTATCTACCACAGTTAAATCTTTAGTAGAATAAAATAAATTTTTATATTGTCTATCTATTGCAGGTTGGATTGCTGCCCACCCAATATTCGTATTCTCAATTACTAATAGAGCATCATTATATTCTGTTGAAATGTTTACACACATATTTCCAAAATCTTTTGTTCCTATTTTTCCTTTATACTCTGCAACTTGTTCTAATGTTTCAACATCTAATACATGAAATGCAGACCAATCTGAAGCGTCTCCTCTAGCTACGTCTGCTGATACTATATAATCTTTTGTATAATTTGGATAATCCCATACCCATAAGTTCCCATCAAATCCTTTCTTTTCTAAAGGATCCTTGACGTGGGTTTGTTCATAAAATTGTAATGTCATTGGATCTACAACCGTGCGTCCAGAAGTAATAAAATCAGTATCACATTCCTGAGCTGCCATCTTTTCTCCTAGAACAACATCTTGCTCATCTCTCCAATCTTGTTCCCTATCTGGATGTATAGACCAATGCAATTTTATTGTGTTAAATCCGTTTATTCCAGCTTCGGCATCTGTCCAAGTCTTATGAAAGAAATTTCCTACGCCGTTTGGGGTAGATAAAATAACTGCTGCACCACCAGTAGCTAATGTCTGTTGAGATGCTGTCCATATTTCTTCTACTTTATCTATAAATGCAGCTTCATCTAATATTAATAGTGATAGTGCTTCTGATCTACCAGCGTCTACTGAACTGGAAACAGCTTTACATTGAGATCCATTCGCAAATCTTAAACTAAGTTTATTGTCTTCAATACACTTTCCTTTAAGCCAAGAAGGTAGATTATCATGCATCACTCTAACCTTTGTTACTAAATTCTTTGCAACTTCCTGCTTTGTAGCAATTACTAATATATTTTTATCTGCATGAAATAACATTAACCACAATGAATATCCAGCAGTTAGAGTAGACAGACCCAATTGTCTAGCCTTTAAGATAACATTGTATCTCTCCTTTTGAAAATCATTTAAAACATCTTCTTGAAAAGTATAAAGATCAAAAGGTATTTTTCCCCTAGTTGGATGCTGAATCACACAGTACCTACGCATAAAATATACTGGATCTTTTATACATTTACTGTATTCGTCTTTTATAATTTGTTTTAGTGTTTGTTGAGATGCCATCTTATTTTACTTTATCATATAGCCAAATATTTCCAACTACTGTTAACACACCATAAGAATAATACAACCATTTGTTTTCATACCATGCTGGCTTTACATTCTTAGAATATTTCTTATAATTTTCAACCTGTAATTCTAAATCTTCTATTAAACTATCTTGGTTACTTATTACAATACTATCTACAGATACTTTTTCTTTATAATTAATAACTTGAACTTCATATGCAGTAATTAATTCCGTCTGTTGCTTAAGTGCGGCCGCCAATTTAACCAATTCTTTATCTGTTAACCCTTGCGAATTTAAAAAACTACAAGACACTAACAAAATAAGTAATAATTTTCTCATACTCTACCCTTTATAATCCTTTGTAAAATCCTTTAGAAACGCTAAAGCTTCTTTGGCTTCCTTTTTTGTTGGTTGTTTGCCAGTACCCTTTCTTTTCTTTATGTCTGCCATAACTTTTTCCTGTTTGGCTATTTTATCTGATACTTTATTGGCTTTTTTCTTTACTGCCGCTACACTCTTTTTGCTTTTTACAACTTTCTTCTTAGTTTTCTTAATATCTTTCTTAGCCTCTTTAACCTCTTTAGACTTTTTAACAGACAATAGAGTACTTATCCCAAATAATCCTAATGCAAAAGCAAAAAACTTAAAAATATATCCTTTCCATTTTTCTAAAAACTTCATATAACTTCTCCTTAAAATCCAATGTTAAATAACAATTTGAGCATTAATCCTAATAATAATGAGTATGCAATCCACATTGCTCTATTAATACTAGACTTCCACGTAATTAATTGCTTAACCTCACTACTTTCATCCGAAAATGCTCCTTTTCCTTGTTCTTTTTGTTTTTCCAAATCTCTTCTAAACTCAGTATTTCTATTTACCTTAACAACAATACCATCATCTGGATTATACAATCTCCTATGAAGCTTTTCTATTGCTTCTTTAACCCAAGCGATGTCACCTCTTAATAATTTAAATTTCTCTTCTGGGGTATTGCTAGCTATATCTTTTAAGGTACCTTGTAATTCTTCTAACATTTGCTTATTTGTTTTAGTAGCCATGCTAGTTTCCACTAATATATTGTTCTAAATTATCTTCAACTTCCTGTATTTCTTTTAACCATTGGGTTTTAATTTTGTCGGTATCGACTTTATCCCATTTTTCCTTTGCAACAGAGGTTTGTCCAGTCTCATATAAAATATTATCTGACTCTAGCGCTTCTACATAATCGTCTAATTCGTTTTTGACATCATTAATAAATGCCTTAGCATTCTGTATTATTTTTTCTTTTTCCCATTCTTCATATTTACCAGTAATTCTCAAATCATTCTCAAATTCTATTTGACAATCAAAACATTGTGTATATAGCATCCACATCTTATTGTCTAATCGTTTTTTCATTATTTTGTTACACTCTGGACAAAATAGAGGCATACGCCCTGATGCGATTACATCTGATTTTTCTTTTCTATTTTTATGATCTTCTAGTTTAGCGTTTTTCTCTTTTTCGCTTAGTACCTGTGGTTGTGCAACTTGTATGCGTCTATTACTAGGATCTATTATGCCGCTTAGCATATTTTTAATTTTTTCAATATTTTTACTCATAATATAAAGAGAATTCCTTCCTCTTCCTCCAAGCTTCTTTAATTTTTTTCTTATGTTCCTCAGATTTAGGTATACCCTTCATTGCTGCTGAAATTTTTGCTCTAGTTTTATTTGAAACAATGTGTCCTTTTCTACCAGATAATACTTTTTCTCTGTATTTAGGATCCTGCCATTTCTTTTTCATGGCTGATGAGGTTGTTACACTAATTCTTTCTCTAACTTTAGCCGTTTTCATTATTTCGCTATGCTTAGACCTACGTATACCAACACTGATATTCTTACGGGCTTCAGCGCTTCTTTTATTAGCTATTGATGTTGTTTTTGTTTTAGCCATAATTTATACCTACTAATCTAGTAATAAATATTAAGATTATAGGGTTTATCTACCAAACTTTAATAGTCCTGTGATCTGATTTATTGGTGCAAATAGCCCAGTTAATTTATAAACCTTATTTTTGTACATGAATACTAGTCCTTCTGATGGAACTATGTTTTCAAAACCTCCTGCTGCTTTAATTTTTCCCATTTGAACATTTAATAAGCTTATTTTCTTAGGATCATTAGTTCCTGCTATTGCTTTTGCTGCTTTCGCTACTTCTTTTCTAATAGATTGAACCGCTGCGTCTGGATTTGCAGCTAGAAACCCACTAGCATTCATTAAAATCTCAGCACCAACTGCAGCTATAAGATTCTCAAATGGTTTCATATTTTGTTTTTGTAATTTTACAACATCTACTTTATCTTTGGTTAGAACCCAATCCAAAAAGACAGGATAATCCTTTAAATCCTTCTTTATATCACTTATTTTATAACTTTTATCTCCAAAAGCCCAACGCGTTGTTAAATCCCATAAAATATTATTAGTAATACCTGGATAATCTGAAGACATAGCTCCAGCCATTACTAATTCTTGCCAATACATTTGATGCCATATCGCTAATGTGTCACCATCTCCTAAACTATAAGCACCCATTAACCCATTAAGTATTCCCAAAAATTTCGATTTCTTTTTACCATAATCGTTACTCTTTTTTACTGTTAAGAATGTTGGAGCGCCTATTTTATAATGTTTTTGAACAGCTTTATTAGCCTTATCTATCATTTTAGATAACTTTGATGCTGCAGAAGTGTCACTACCTATAGCAGATCCATTATTATCATATTCAGTAACACCATGAAACACTAACAATTTAGAATCATATGGTATAACATTAGATGTTGCTGGCCAGATTATTTCTACAGCCATAAACTTGCTACCTTCTCCAAATACATCTTTTTGAATCTTTTTTCCTAATGATTTAATTGCTTTTTCTAAATCTTCAACTGCATATCCAAATGCGTTTGTTAAGTGACCTCTACCTGCAAACATACTTTTTAATCCCGAAACATCTAATGCTGCTGCTCCTTGATTTTTTAAATGTCCCTTATTCCTAGCAGCAATAAGTTTTCCATTTTTCCACGATATAGAAATTGCCTGACCATCTAATTTTTCTGTTATTGTCTTTGATAATGTACCTTGTAATCCCATATCTATAATTTGCTTTATATCTCCAAAAGTTAGATCCATATCATCGTATGGGTGCGCCATGTGACCGTAGGCTCCACCTTCCTGTAGAATGAGGTTAACCTCATCCATTATGCTTACAGATTCCTTAAATTTTTGAGCTACTGCATCTTTTTTCTTTTCTTCTTCACTACTTGCTTTACCAGCGTCGGTTGTCCAAATTCCAGCTTCTTCATGTGTTTTAGGATAGTCTTTGGTTTGATCAATACTGTACCTAGCTCCTAAAAAACGAACCAATTCAAATCCAATTGATGTTGCTATCGGAGTAATATGTTCTTCCCATCTAGTGAACGCTTCTGTTCCTTGTAAATCTATTAAATTAGTTCCACCAATAACACCTATATCTCCAGCTGGGAAAAAAGTTACAGTTGGTACTGGACCGTTTGGATAATCGGTATCTGCCATTGGTCTCTCATTGTTCTCACCAACTATATAATTTACTACTTGCATTCCTAATCTAGCAGCAACCTTTTCTGACATCTTTTCATATGATTTAAAATTACCATAAAAATATCTAGGTCCATCATCTACACCTTGAGTATTACCTCCTATAGAACTAGCGGTTGTTTGAGCTTCTCTTATAATTTTAGCTACATCAATATTCTTTATAAACTGTAATATTGCATCCTCACTTATATCTCCTTGAATAATCTGTAAATCTTTATCTTCACTTGGATCATATATTGGTATATCTTTTTCTGATAATCTCTTCACTAACATTTTGAATACATTATTGTCAAACCAACCAAATATTTCCTTCATAAATTTCTTTTTTTGTTTATCATCAAAATCTTTGGATCCAAAAATATTCCTAATGGCGCTCCCACTTAGTTCTTGACCCGCAACCATTATAGATACATGTGGAACTTCCAAAAAATACCCATTATCTTCATATGGAAGCATATAGTCCTTATTCTTTTTATAATCTAGAAAATACTTACCGCCAGAAAGTCTTCCAGCATCTTTTGATCCAACTATAAATACCACAGCTGTAGTTTTTTTATCAAACTTTTTTACTACTTCTTCTGACTTGTATGTGTTTCTAACTTGTACGATTTTACTAGCTGGTATACCATGCTTCTTTATTATCATCTTCTTTTCTTTAAAATTCAACGGGCTTTTACCAGCTTCTACCTTATTCGAGGTTGTTACGTAAAAATCATCAAATTTACTTTTATAAGAATCATATACATCTGCATGGTGTTTACCCATAGGTTGAAATCGACCTGTGTATATACCAATAACCTTTTTAACTTTAGAATCTTCCTCAAATAAGAAAGGTTGAATTAATTCTGATGTAAGCTTATTTAATGCTATACTCAATTTTATACCTCTAATGCTCTCTTAAACCAACCAAACAAAAACCGTTCTTGTTCTGGCTTTTTATTTACTAAATCATAATAATGTTTTAACCTATAACAACGAACTCTATCTATAGAGGGTTTATGTTTTGCTAATGCCGCTTTAGTACCTGGACCAAATCCACCATCAACTACTAAATTACCACCTTTGTTATTAATTGCTCTTTGTAATACCCTCACGGCTGTTCCCTTACCTTGATTAACACACATATCAAAGAAAATATGTTTTAAATTGTCTGGTAAATCATCTATCTTATTTTTATCCCAATAATCTTGTTTATAAATATCTTTTGCATCATCTTTTGTAAGATTTTTAATATCTACATCAGGATAGAATCTTTTGGTTATACCATATTTAGTTTCACCTCCTAGATCATTAGGATCATTTACATATCCACCCTCATGCTCTAAAACTTTATCAATAACGTCGTTAAATTCCATATTATTAATTCCTTTAATATCCTTTTTAATAAATATTGCTTTTATGAGATTAAGTAACCACATCCTTCTTTTTAGAGTAATCCTCTAATTCTAAATGTTACTGTATGAACAAGTTGATTAACAACAGAAGTATTACTTCCGCTAGAATCCTTCACCGTTACTCTTGTTGTCCATGTTGAACTTTCATCAGAAAACTCTCCAATATTTGTTCTGGCACGTATTCTTAATCTAACTCTAAAATAACTTGTTGAAGCATTATTCCAGCCAGTATCTCCAGAATCATAAGTTGTACTGCCGCCTGAAGTGCTTACAGCAACTTCGGTAACTCCACTATTTGCAGTATTGGTAGTTGTATTATATACGGTATCAGTTGAAGTATTATTTTTAGTACCCTGTCTACTCAGATTAGCTAAAGTATTATTTGAACTTGCAGTAGTAGTTATTATAATAGAGCCACCAGTAGGTGTATCGCTCATGGTTAATGTAAATATATCACTATATTTATTCTGACCGGCGCCTAATGATTGTGTACCACTTGTTGTATCACTTGATATGACAATAGGATCGTCTGTAGTATCTGTTGTTACGTTAAATGAATCTGTCGTGTATGGACCGTTACTTAGAGTATGTTGTCCTCTAACTCTTATATAATATTGTGTATCATCGTCTAAACTAGTAATTGTTAGGTTTTGACTTCCTGCTAAAACTCTAGAAGATACTGAGTCTTGTGGTCCATTTGTCCAACTACCTCCAGAGACTTTATATTCAAGATCAAAATTTCCAGTAACTCTAAAATCTCCCTCAACTTTAACGACTATTTGACTATCTGTTTTTGATACAAAGGTTAATGGATCAAATTCGTCTGGAACTTCAGAAATTTCCGTTATAACTTCTCCTATTTGATTACCATTTTCTTCGTGTTCTATTAGTATAACATTGAATCCGGATTTATACCATCCAACGTCTACACCTTGATAATCATAAGGATTGTATCTACCGCTTACAACACCACCAATAGCTGATTGTGAGTCCCAAAGTTCATAACCGTCTTTTGGATATCCACTTGCTCCAGTTGCACTTGACCACCACACAGTGTCTCTATAATTAACATCTGCTAGATCTTTTGCGGCATCATACGCTGTTTCGTAAGCGCTTGGCTGAAGGGAGTAATTATGTGACCAATAAATCCAACCACTGTGTGTTGTAATAACACTAAAAGTAGTATATTTTGAAATACTTGTATCATTTGCTCTTTCTACATAAAGTCTATAATTCCCGCCGTTGGATGGTCCGGTTATTGCTATTATGCCAAGGTCCTGTCCAGCTTGGGATTGTGTACCTCCTAACCCTGGGCTTGTTGGGTAGACGGCGGTATTAGAACTACTTGCATTACCACCACTTGAATCTGTATAATAAAATCTCCATCTATCGTTAACATTACCAGCCATAGCAAAACCCTGCCAGTATATATGTGCACCTATTGAGCTAGCTGGATCTATATCTGTTGTTCCAGTAGTAATAATAAGACCAGGATTTCCATTAGACTGAGTAAACTTTGGATAGTAATTTACTGTTACTCCACCTTCTGTGTATGACGAATCGCCTCCTGCATTGGAAACTGTTAATCTTGTAGCAACAGCACCGACACCAGATCCAGCATTAATAGTTGCTGTAGAAGTACTCTCATTAGATAAAGTTACTCCAGCCGTATCTAGAATTTCAGTATATGAATAAGATTTACTATCTCCGGACGTAGCAGATGATGGTGAATTATATGTAAAACTATTAGCTTGATAATTAGAAGTAGAATATATTATTCCTGTAGTAGGATTAAGAACGTTTCTACTAGTAGTCAAATCTGGATATATTGTAACAGCGTTTGAAAGAGAACTTTGGGCAGATTCCTCCCCACCGATGTTAAATGATGAAACTGTAAATTTTCTTACTTTTAATGCGGTACCAATACTATATGTATATGGAGAGGCAGAATCAGTATATGATTCACTTAAATCTGTACCATCTTCCTTAAACAATCTAACTTTAAATGAGGTACTAAAATTTCCAGCTGTCCAAACTGCATTTGCTGTTCCATTACTAGGAGATGGTACTGTAGCTGTTCCAATTGTTGGTACAACTGGTAATCCATCTAATATAGTCATTGCGCCTCCATACGATATTGGAGACGCATCATTATCGTCCGATATTCTAGCTCTGAATGCTGCATTTATACCGCCAGACAAGGTTAAAGGAAGAGTTGTAGGCAATGTAAAATCATATGTAAAGGTTCCACCACTCTCATTAGATCCAAAAATATCGTCAGCAACTTCTGTTAAACTCTGACCCCACGTAGGAGTTGATCGATCGTCTCTAAATTCATACTCTAATCTAACCTTTGTTATGGGTGTGGAACCAATAGCTCCAGTTACAGTATAAGTTGAACCTCTTCTTAGAGTTGAGTCTGGATATTCCGCAAAGTCCCCACTTAATAATAACGTTTGAGCAGCATAGTTTGATATAGTGAATGCATTAGCGTTAGAATTTCCCCATATTCCTACAGTTTTAGTATTAGATGTACTATTACCGGCAACATAATATGTCATAGAATAATTTCCCGTTCCCCATGCAGTGGTTGAATCAGTACCTGTTCCAGGAACTGTTTTATTACCACTAGCACTAACGTCATATTCTTTAAAGGGGTCACTACCGTCATTATATTTATAAATTTTATATGTTTTTGTAGTTAGAACATTTCCAGTAGAAGTATTTGTAAAAGTTATAGCGTTGGCACTCAACCCAGAACCAGCGGGAGGATTAATTTCTACCGATGTAGGTGAAATTGTAAAATTTGCGATTGGGTTTACAGTCAACGTTTCTGTTTCTTGAGTTGCTGTTTGATCAATGTTTGCTGATGCATTAAATCTAATACTATACACATTATTTGCTGTTCCATAAGCCATATTGGCTGCAGTAGTTGTTGCAGTTATACTGGATTCAGATCCAATATCAGGAACACTAGTTATTGTTCCACTAAAATTATACCCGTGGAGAGCCGTAAAATAAAAGTTTTTTGATGCGCCAGATTCTACACTAACCGTGTCACCACTTGTATGATAACCAATATTAATTGCTGGATGAACATACGCTGGACCAACAAGTGCAGATTTTGTACCTTCCTCGCTACTTGCATTTATTCCACTAACTTTAAAATATTCAGCTACTCTACTCGTTCCAGTTAAACTATGACTATGTATATAACTATTTGCACCAGCAGTATATGTAAATGGACTACCATTGATTTCAGTACTACCCGCATCAGAAAAAATGTATACTTTATTTCCACTACTATTGGACTCCCCATCATTCCAGGTCACTTTAACCAATTCGTTTCCATCTACTGGAGTTACAGAAGTTGGTATGCCTGCTACTCTATCATAAATTGTAAAGGTCTCAGTACCACTATTATTTTTTATGTCTAACGAGTCAAGAGATGTATAATTTGTATCTACCAATTGTATAACTCGACCAGTAGTATCTAAGGATGCATTACTAGGAATAGTAAAACTTGGACCTACATTTTCATCCACAAAATCATTACCTATACCCGTTGCTATACTATTTAACGTTGTTCCAACTAGATCGTACCAATAATTAGAACTATTTTTTCTTTGCAACTTAACATTTTTTATATAATCGCACTGGAAATTAATGACATATGAACTATATCTTCTTAATCTTGTGACTGTTGTAGCTATAATTGGTTGAGTATCGAATGCCTTTGTTGGTTCAGTTACTGCAGGAGTAACAGTGACTAATCCACTTGTTCCACCAGTTGGTGCAGTCTCATACACGGAGAGTGTTACATTATTATCACCACCATCAGTAAATGTTCCAGTTACTGATGTAGTTGAAGCTGAAGTGTATGGAAAATCAAATTCAAAACCACCTGCAATTGTAGTCCAAAGATATGCTCCTATAGTAGCCCCAACAACTGTTGGAGCAGATGTATTACCACTACCAGTACCAAAAACGAATGTAGTTGGAGCAACACCATGACTACTTGTAGAAAGAGCATTTCCATTAGTATCTACTGTAGTATACCCACTAGCTGGAGATACCCCCATTGTAACTGTTGGATTAACTGTTAATGTTCTAGTTACTGCAGCTATATCTTGAGAAATATTGGCTACTGCATCAAAGGTAATTGTGTGTGTCCCATTAGCAATTAATGGAGTAAATGTTTGGTTATTTGTATTTGTAATGCCTGTATGATTACCTATACTAGTAGTAGAACATATTATTGATCCTTGAAAATTATATCCACCAAAAGCTGTAAAATTAAAAGTTGTAGTAGTATCTACATTTATAGATCTATCAACAGAAGCTGTAAATGATATGATCGGATGTATATATGCTGCGGAAGTAACACCAGATAAAACACCTTCCTCACCGCTTGCATTTATTCCACTAACTTTAAAATATTCAGCTACTCTACTCGTTCCAGTTAAACTATGACTATGTATATAACTATTTGCACTATTAGTATATGTAGCTGTACTACCAACTTGAGTAGTGCCTGCTGCATCAGAAAAAACGTATATCTTATTTCCGTCACTGTTGGATACTCCATCATTCCAGGTTACTCTAATAGATTCGTTTCCATCGTGTGGAGTTACAGAAGTTGGTACACCTGCTAATCTATCATAAATTGTAAAGCCCTCAGCACCACTACTATTTTCTATGTCTAACGATTCAAGAGATGTATAATTTACATCTACCAATCGCATAAGTCGTTCATTAGTAGATAAATTTGCAGCACCAGGAATAGTAAAACTTGGACCTACATTTTCATCCACAAAATCATTACCTATGCCTGTTGCTGTTGATGTAACTAGATCTAAATAAGCATTGTTAGAAATATTTTTTCTCTGCAACTTAACATTTTTTATATAATCACATTGAAAATTAATGGTATATGAACTATATCTTCTTAATCTTGTGACTGTTGTAGCTATAATTGGTTGAGTATCGAATGCCTTTGTTGGTTCAATTGGAGTTATAGTTATATCTCGAGTTCCTGATGTTCCACTTTCTTCTGCTTGTTGATAGACAGAAAGTTGCATATTTCCTGGTCCGCCATCAGTAATTTTTCCAACTATTAATCCTGCTGTAGCTACATCATAGTTAGTGTTAAATACCCACCCAGTTTGGGGTGCCCACAAATACTGAACTATTGTAGATCCAACAACTGTTGGGGTAATTGTATATGTAGTTGGAGCAACACCGTGTGTAGCTACTGAAAGCGCATTACCAGCAGTATCTACTGTCGTATACCCAGTAGCACTAGATGTAATTAATGAAACTGTTGGATTAACGTATAATGTAGCTGTTTTATTAAGTGGTTGACTATACTCTGCATCACCATCATATGAAACTGTATACTCTCCATTAGCTGTTGAATTCGTAAAGTCTACCGTTATTCCAGT